GGCAAAGTCCTGAATGACGACCGGGCCGACTGGCGGGCTGCCTGGGCGCTGTTCCCTGGCGACGTCGCCTACGTCTGGCATGGCGGTCTGCATGCCGCAGCGGTCGCCGACAGCCTCGCTGCGTGCAAGTTCTCGGCGCGGGCGCAGATCGTCTGGGTCAAGACGCGTCCGGCGCTGTCGCGCGGGCACTATCACTGGCAGCATGAGCCGGCGCTCTATGCGGTCCGCGAGGGCGCAGAGGACGACAACTGGCGGTTCATCGAGGAGCACGAGGTGTCGCTCTATGCCGTGCGCGATGGCGCCACGGGCTCGTGGCATGGCGGGCGCAAGCAGAGCACCGTCTGGTTCATCGAGCACCTGAAGTCCGACACCGGGCACGGCACGCAAAAGCCGATGGAGTGCATGCGCCGTCCGATCGTCAACAACTCCGATCCTGGCCAGCCTGTGTACGAACCTTTCTGCGGATCGGGGACGACGATCATCGCCGGGGAGATCACCGGGCGTCCCGTGTTAGCGATTGAGCTTCATCCAGGATATGTAGACGTGTCCGTCTTGCGCTGGGAGGCATTCACCGGCTCTGCGGCGGTGCTGGAGGCGGATGGCCGGTCCTATGCGCAGGTCGCTGCCTCGCGTGCCAGGGTTGCGGCATGAGTGCTCCTGCGGGCATCAATGAGTTAGCCGGCGTAGTCGCTGCAGCGAAGGTTGGGACCACGGTGACGCTGCCTGCGGTGTGGCTGCGTGCGCTGTTGCAGCACGTCGAGGCGCTGGAGGCGGATCTACGCCGCCTCCGCGATCCATCCGGTTAAGTATGCGCCAGTAACCGCCATAGGATGCCGGCCGTCAGTATGATGTCGATGGCGCACAGCACCTGGACAATTCGGAGCCGCCCGGCCATTTGAGCCAGACGTGTGTCGATCAACGCAAGGCGGTTTTCGTTTGCGGCCAGCTCGTGCGCGGCCGCGGCGATTTTCTCCTTGCTTGCACCGGCATCTTCCAGCGCATCGAGCAATGCTCCGAGTTGCAGGGCCATCGTCAGAGCACCTTTGCTTGCCAGGCTTCGGCGACGCGTGCCGCTTCCTTGCGGGCCGCAGCCTCGGTGCGGTGCTTCGACTCATGGACGCGCTGTCCCATCGCGTTCCAGTCGTCGTCGGGTAGTCCGATGCAGGCAACGCGCCAGCCCTGGCGGATGTCGGTGCGGTCGGAAACGGTAACGGTGTAGTGCATCATCGTGGTGTCCTCAGTTAGCTCGCCATCGCGTCGGTCTTCTCGAGCAGGTGCAAAACCACCCACATCTCGCCGGGAACGTCGGTCGCTCCGCGCGCCCAGTTGCTGATGTTGCGCAGGATCGTCTTCCAGGGTCGCGGGTCGCCGAGGCGCTGCATCTCGCGGGCCAGGCTGCTCTGGGTGAAGCCTAGCGCATCGATCCGTTCCCGGAAGCCGTCGGCGCTGGTGGCGTGGCTCTCCCATGCGCTGGCGACGCAGTCAGGCAGCGGGCTCGGATCGTCCTCCATGGCGCGCAGCACGGGCTCCGGTGTCACCGGCTGCGGCCTCGGCTCGGCGGCCAGCAGGTCGCGCTCGGCGCTCCTGATCCTGGCCATGCGCTCGCGCTCGAGGGCGGCGTCGGATGCCAGGATGCCGTCGAGGTCGAAGCAGGCGTTCCAGGCGCGCAAGGCGTCGAGCAGTTCGGTCTGGATGGTGGCCTGGTGCGGCGTCGGGGGCGTTCCTGCGGCGAGCCTGCTGCGGAGGATGGCGAGCAGGCGGTCGCGCTCCGTGCCGGTCTGCTCGGTGCCCATGTAGTCGTATTCGTCGAGGATGTCCGCTGTGGTGCTTCTCATGGTCGTGCCTCAGATCCAGTGGAAACCGTGCGCCATGACCGCGAGCATGCTGGCGAAACCGCCGAGCATGATGCCGAGCAGCCAGCGATAGTCCGATTTGGCTTCGCTGCGGATGGCGCGCGTCTCGGCGCTAAACTCTTGACGCATGGCGCGCATCTCGGCGCGCAGGTCTGCAAATCCCTGGCGCATCTCGGTCCGCATTTCCGCGAGGGTGTCGCGCGTGTCCTTGGCGATCTGCTCGAGCACGGCGACGCGGGTCGGCAGGTCGTTGGTGATGTCGCTCATGGCCGGTCCTCCGCTTCAAGCGCGCGCACTCGGTTTGCCAGACGGCTATGCTGCGAGTGCATCGCCCGAATCTCGCGCAGCAGCGCAATCTGCGAACCCTCGAGACGCACACTCGTCGCCGCAAGGACAGTGATGTCATCGCGCATACTGGTAACCTCGGTCGTCAGCCGATCCAGCGCGCGGCCTATGTATTCCAGCGTAACCTCGGCCATGGCCTACTCCTCCGTGCCGGTGATGAAGGCCAGCGCGTTCTCGAGCCTGCGGTTCAGTTCGGCGATCGAGGCGGCGTCGCTCCAGTTGCGCTGCGTCCTGGCGGGCGCTCCGAAGTTCAGCGTCCTGGCGGCTTGCAGCTTGGCGATCAGGTCGTCGAAGTCGAGGCTGGCTGCAATGAATGCGTTGTTCGCGCTCGGGTGGCGGCTGATGCTGTCGCGCGGTTCCGGGGCGAGGTGGCGCAGGCTGGCGGTGTTGGTCATGGTGGTGTCCTCTGGGTTGGTGGGATTGTTATGCTCCTATTGCGCTCGCTGGTCTACGTAAATCTTGCGCAATCACCGAACAGTCATGGCCATCGTCCGCGATCGGGTTAGAGTATCCGGGCTGGCGCAAGATCCGTATGCGGTGAGCGTCGGTTGAGCGCGGGGGCCGGCAGTCGTGTCACGACTCCTGTCGGCCTTCCGCCTCGCCTCATGCCGGCGGAAACACCGCCTCGTAACGCTTCTTGCCGGTGCCGCTGTGGATGTGCAGCTTGAAGCCGCGTGCTGCCGCCCAGCGGTCCATGTGGACGATCGCCGGCTTGTTGCGCCAGCCTCCTGCCGCCTGGATCTGCTCGGCGGTGATCCCGCCCGGCACCGTCATCGCGGCAACCATCGCCTGCGTCGTGTCGCTGCGCACACCGTCGCGCCGGGGCTTCGCCGCCTGGTGGAGCGGCAGCATCAACCCGACGATCGTCCCGGCTGCGTCGCGCACCCGAACCGTCGTCCGCAGTTTCCTCGCCGCGTCGCGTGCCCATGCCAGCGCATCCTCGAGCGTCGTAAAGCTCTCCTCGAGCAGCAGGCTGAAGGTCGCCTGCGGTGCTGTCTGGTCGCGTGTCGCGGTGATCGGCCGCGCGTCCATCCAGGTCTCGATCTGCTCGTCGGTCGGCTCCGGCTCCTGGTGCGCGGCCAAGGCCTCGCTGACCTCGGGCTCGTGGTGCACCGTGATCTCCTGCGGCGTCGGCTCGATCGCCTTGGCCTTCCGCTTGCGCGTCGGCGCAGGCACCGTCTCCGGCTTCGCCACCGGGTAGACCGCCCAGCGCCCGTTGCGTTGTGCCAGTTCGTATCCTCCGGCAAAAAGGTCTTCAGTCGTGAGGCCTGCTCGCTTCATCGCAGCGATCCCGGTCTGTCTGGCACCCCATTCGCGGTCAAGCAGCGGCGAGGCGGCAAGGGTCTTCTTGATGCTGGCCATCGTGGTGTCCTTCGTTCTCGGCGGCTCGCTGCCGTCCGGTAAACACCACATGCAGCCACGCTAGAGACAAGTCCACTGTAAAGACGAGTAAAAACACACACTGGATCAGTCGGCATGGTGGCTATAAAGGGCAAAGGCTCTAATGTTCGCTTCGATCCGACTAAGGACGAGCGTAGTCTGTGTAAATCGCTCGCCGGTCTCGGTCTTAAACATGAAGAGATCGCCGGCATCCTCTGCATCGGGCTCACCGTCCTGCGGCGCGATTTCGCCGACGAGCTTGAGCGCGGCATCATCGAGGCCAACGCCAAAGTCACCGAGACGCTGTTCCGCATGGCGACCAGCGGAAACGTCCCTGCGGCGACGTTCTTCTGGCTGAAATGCCGGGCGCATTGGCGGGAGGTTACGCATGTCGAAGTGTCCGGCGATGTCTCGCTAAAGAATGTCAGCGACAACGACCTCGAGCGTGAAGTTCTCGCGTTACGCGCTCGAGCGGCAATTGCTGGTGGAGCGGGAGATCTGGCAGAGGAACTGTCGGCGGAGCCTAACGGCATTCTCCATTGAGGCATTGGCCTCTGTCGGGTTGGTCCCGGCGCGGCATCACCGTGCAATCATTGCATCGCTTGAACGCCTGGCAGCGGGTGAAATCGACCGGCTGATGATCCTCGCACCTCCGGGCTCGGCGAAATCGACGTATGTCAGCCAGTTATTCCCGGCGTGGTTCCTTGCAAACAATGCAAACGCTGCAATCATCGCAGCGTCGCATACCTCTGATCTGGCGGATCGGTTCGGCCGACGCGTCCGCAATCTGATCGCCGAGCACGCCGAGACGCTGGGTTACGGGCTCTCGGCAGACAGTGCCGCGGCCGGGCGCTGGGAAACAGACAACGGCGGCGAATACCTCGCGGCGGGTGTCGGCGGCGGCATAGCCGGGCGAAGAGCCGACCTGGTGATCATCGATGACCCTGTGAAGTCGCGGCAGGACGCGGACAGCGCCACGGTCTCCGGGCGCATCTGGGATTGGTGGATCAGCGATGTGGTTCCTCGCCTTAAGCCTGGCGCGCGCGTCGTATTGGTGCAGACTCGCTGGTCGGAGCACGACCTCGGCGGGCGGCTCGAGGAGGCGATGCTCACGGGCGGCGAGCAGTGGGAAATCCTGCGTCTGCCGATGTTGGCAGAGCCCGGCGATCCGCTCGGCCGCGCTGTCGGCGAGATGCTCTGGCCGGATTGGTTCAACGCCTCGATGCTGGCGCAGGCGCAACGCGATACGCGGACGTGGTCGGCGCTTTATCAGCAGAGGCCAGTTCCGGAGACCGGGGATTATTTCCGGTCCGACTGGCTGCGGCCGGTTCCAACGCTGCCGCCGCGTGAGTCGCTTAAGGTGTTCGGCGGGTCGGATTACGCGGTCACCAGCGATGGCGGTGACTTCACCGTGCATGTGGTGGTCGGCGTCGATGCGGACGACCGGCTCTATGTCCTCGATGTCTGGCGCCAGCAGACGGCGTCGGATCGGTGGGTCGAGTCCTTCTGCGACATGGTGATCCGCTGGGCGCCGATGGGCTGGGCTGAAGAGTCGGGGCAGATCAAGACCGGCATCGGTCCCTGGCTCGATCGGCGGTCGCGTGAGCGGCGCGCGTTCGTTGCGCGTGATACGTTTCCAACGAAGGGTGACAAGGCGGTGCGGGCGCAGTCGATCCGCGGTCGCATGTCTCTGTCCGGGCTCTACGTGCCGGTCGATGCTCCGTGGCGGGCTGACCTTGAGTCAGAGTTGCTGTCGTTTCCTGCGGGCAAGCACGACGATCAGGTGGATGCGCTGGGCCTCGTCGGTCAGCTTCTGGATCTGATGTTGCCGCCCGCGAAGCCTCCCGCGGATGCTCCTCCGGTGGACACTTGGGACCGGGCATTCAAGCGCGCGACGCGTGACGGCGATCCGGAGAACTGGAAGACTGCCTGAGTGGAGGCTGTTGCCCATGTCGCTCTCTGTCGCCGATAGGCTGCGGTCTGTCATCGCGCAAGGCCAGCCGCTGGATCTGGATGATCTATGGAACGCGGGCGCTGTTCCTCGCGATCAGCAGACCTGGGCGCTCGTGATCGAGCAGCTTCACCGGCTTGGCTATCGTGCTCGTCGGCCGATCCCGCGTCTGGAGGACTGCCTTGTCTGGCGCATCTGGCCTGACACGGACGTCTAGCCGGGCTGATCGGGTGCGCTGTCTGGTCCGAACATGATCTCGTCGGCGCTGACGCCGCAGAGGCGGACAATATC